AAATCAACCAAACTAACACCTACCCAGAAGGCAAAGGCTAAGGCTCGTGCCAAAGCAGCAGGTCGCAAGTATCCAAACCTTGTCGACAATGCGGCAGTTATGAGGAAGGGTAAGTAATGGCAACAGGTACTAACGGAAGCACATTTACAGCAGAACTTAATCGTCTTGCTAATGGTGGCACTTATCCAGCGTTACAGAGTTATGTTGATGATGCTAAGGCTGCAAACACTTGGGCTGGCACAACTGGTCTGGATGTCGTTGGTGCCTTGAATGTCAAGGCTGGTAATACCAGACCTAATTACAAAGACCTTCGTGGTGTATGTAATCAACTTGGTGGCACAACCGATAAGGCTCCTGCTGCTGCCCTAAGAGCAAGAGAGTCATAATGTCAATTACTTTTGGTCAACTCGTAGATAAGGTTGCATTCAATATCCAAAGCGGTGCAGCTCAACAAGAAACTGCTACTTGGATAAATCAGACAGGTGGTATTACTTCATCTGCTACAAGTTTTGTAGTTAATGAAACTAACCAAATTGGTCGTGGTCTTATTGAAATTGGTGATGAACTCATCTATGTCGATAAGGTAGATAATGCCAGCAAGACAATTACGGTTGCCCCTTGGGGCAGAGGTTTTCGTGGCACTACAGCAGCAACTGCTGCTAATAATGCTAAGGTTGTTGTAGCTCCTGTCTATCCTCGTAAACTTATCAAGGATGCAATCAACGATACTATTCAGGCTTCCTACCCAGAACTCTTTTCAGTAGGAACCCACACCTTTTCCTTCAACTCAGCAGTAACTACTTATTCGCTTCCAGCCACTACAGAGTATGTTCTTGATGTTAAGTGGCAGACCATTGGATCGACTAAAGAGTGGCTCAATGTTCGGCGTTACAATACTGACAAAGTAGCCAACACGACTGAGTTTGCTAATGGTAAGACAATCAATATCTTTGACTCTATTGATCCGGGTCGTACAGTTCAGGTTGTCTATGCTAAAGCTCCATCAGTACTGACTTCTGATAGTGATGTCTATGAAACCATTACAGGTTTTCCATCAAGTTCAGTTGACTGTATTACATACGGTGCCATGGCTCGTCTGCTTATGAATATCGATGCAGCTCGAGTACCTGCACAATCTGTCGAGTCAGATATGCTCGATCAGACCAAGCCTATTGGAGCAGGTTCTTCAACTGCCCGATTCTATCTTGGACTTTATACGCAGCGACTACAGCAAGAAGCTGCATCACTTAGAGATTTATACCCTCCCCGACTCCACTATAAGAGGTAACGAATGGCACAAAATCGATACTACTCCTCTACGGCAAAGCAAGCATCCTTATCTTCATCGATAAGTAGCGTTGCCACTTCAATGACACTCGACCTGACAACAGGTTTTCCAACGAGTTACCCATATATCTTGGTCATTGATCCAGATACGAACAAGGAAGAACTTGTCAAGGTAACGGCCTCTGGCGGTGGAACTGCTCTTACTATTGAAAGAGCATATGACAACACATCGAATGTAACTCACTCAGCCGGTGCCACGGTACGCCATGTTGTCTCTGCCCAAGACTTTACTGACTTCTCTTCACATATTGGATCGACAGCAAGCCCAACAACTACAGGTGTTCACGGAGTATCCGGAACTATCGTAGGTACTACCGATACACAAACACTTAGTGGCAAGACACTTACTGCTCCAAAGATTGCTAATGGTGGTTTCATTGCCGATGCCAATGGGAATGAACAGATTATATTTACTACCACAGCATCTGCTGTCAATGAATTTACAGTAACCAATGCTGCTACTGGTAATAACCCAAGCCTTGCTGCTACTGGTGGAGATACGAATATCTCCGTCAATATCGTTCCTAAGGGATCCGGAACTGTTAAGGCTGGTGGAGTAGATGTAGCCACAATTAGTGGAAGTCAGACTCTAACTAATAAGAGCATTGATCTTGCATCTAATACTGTTACAGGCACAAAGGCTCAGTTCAACTCTGCCATGTCAGATGCTGACTTTGCTACGATTGCAGGATCTGAAACACTTACAAACAAGACAATCAATCTTACTGACAATACCCTTACAGGTACTGTTGCCCAGTTCAACACAGCTCTTTCTGATGACAATTTTACTACCCTTACAGGTAGCGAGACTTTGACTAACAAGACTCTTACAAGCCCGGTTGTCACAGGTCTAACTCTCAATGACTCAAGCATTGTATTTGAAGGATCATCGGCTGATGCTAATGAGACAACTCTTACAGTAACTAACCCTACGGCAGATCGAACAATTACTCTTCCTGATGCCACAGGTACAGTTACCCTTGATGGGGTTGCTTCTACGCTTTCAAGCAAGACACTATCTAGCGGTACTTTAGGTACCGATCTTGCTGCTGGTGGTTACAAGGTAACAGGTCTTGGTACACCTACTGCTAATACAGATGCTGCTACCAAGTCTTATGTAGATACTCAAATTTCTAACTTGGTTGATGCAGCACCGGGTGCTTTAGACACCCTCAATGAATTAGCTGCTGCAATTAATGACGATGCAAGTTTCTCGACCACAGTAACTAACTCGATTGCAACAAAGGTCTCCAAGGCTGGCGACTCAATGACTGGCAATCTTTCAATGGGTAACAACAAGATTACCTCTTTAGGAGATCCAACAGCTTCTAGCGATGCTGCAACTAAGAACTACATCGATACTCTGTTTGGATCGACTTCTTCTGCTGCTACATCTGCTTCATCTGCGGCTACCTCGGCATCCTCTGCTGCAACCTCTGCAACATCGGCTGCTACTTCTGCATCCTCAGCATCAACTTCTGCTACATCTGCTGCTAACTCAGCAACTGCAGCGGCATCCTCTGCTACAGCAGCAGCGGCTTCTTATGACTCCTTCGATGATCGATATCTTGGTGCCAAGTCAACTGCACCAACAGTAGATAACGATGGAGACACACTCCTTGTAGGTGCCACATACTGGAACTCAACATTAAGTACTATGTATGCATGGAGTGGATCTGCTTGGATTGCAATCTCTTCAACTTCTGCTGTTACAGGAGTGACTGGCACAGCAAACCGAATAACCTCATCTGGAGGATCGACACCAATTATCGACATAGCAAGTGCTTATGACGATGAAAGAGTTATTGTCGATCTAATGGATATCTACTAAGAAAAGGAAGGAACAGTAAATTATGGCTGTAACCTCAAAAGTGTTGGCTAGAACAGCAGCTTCGACATCTAGTACAACTCTCTATACTGCACCAACCACAAGCACAACTGCTGTTGTGACAAACATTGTGATTTCAAATACTGCTACATCTCAATCAACAGCAACTATTGCAATGGATGGAGTAGTCATAGTGCCTACTGTGGCAGTTGCTGCTAATTCAGTTATTGGATTTGACATAAAGCAGGTTCTTCCTGCAAATGCAATACCAAAGACTATTACAGGATATGCATCAAGTACTGCGGTTAACTTTCATATTAGCGGAGTGGAGATTGCCTAATGCCATTTCAACAATATCCAGATATTAGCGGCGAAGCATATGGAACAACGGCTGAACGCCCAACAAACCCTAAAATTGGTACACCTTACTATAATGGAACGCTAGGTGTTCTTGAAATTTATGATGGCACAGGTTGGTTTCCAATTAATTCAGCACCAGCAGCACCAATAAATCTTGTTGGTACAGATGTTGGAACCTCTCGTGCATTTGATAACGGTGCCATTTCTGTAGCATTCTCAGCAGGTTCTGGAAGCGGCGGCGTTCCCACAAGTTACACGGTCACATCATCTCCAGGTGGATTTACTGGAACCGCAAGTTCTTCGCCTATTGTAATTACTGGTCTTTTGTCAAACACAAATTATACATTTACGGCCGTATGTAGCAACAATTATGGAACTTCAACCACAAGTTCACCATCTGCATCTGTTCTTTCTACAACAATTCCGGGTGTTCCTACATCAGTAACTGCAACAGAATCAAGTTCTACATCAGCAACTGTTTCTTGGACTGCCCCAGCAACAGGCGGCAAGACAATAACAACTTATACGGTTACGCCGTTTATAGGAGCAACAGCTCAAAGCACAACTACAACATCATCCACATCTGTAACTGTGTCTGGTTTGACCACTAGTCAAACATACACATTTAAGGTAAAGGCAACTAACGCTAATGGAACATCGGCGGATAGTACTGCTAGTGCTGCAATAACACTTGGCACATATACCCTTGATTATCTCGTTGTTGCAGGAGGTGGTGGCGGTGGTGGTCAGAACGGAACAACACCTTCTGGTAACGGCGGTGGTGGTGCTGGCGGCTATCGTGCTTCTACTTTAACAGTAACCGGAGGATCTACTGCAACTGTAACTGTTGGAGCAGGAGGTGCAGCAAGAGCTTCAGGAAATAACTCTGTCTTTAGCACAATTACATCAGATGCTGGCGGTCGTGGTGCAGATGCACAAGATGCTACGACTGGCGGTTCTGGAGGTGGCGGAGCTTCTGACGGTTCTTATATGACTGGAAAATCAGGAACCAGCGGCCAAGGAAATGCTGGCGGTAATGGTGCCAACTCTGGTGAGTTTTATGCAGCAGGTGGTGGTGGAGGTGCAAGCCAAGTTGGAAGCAACGGAAGCACATCTGGTGCAACTGGTGGTAAAGGCGGCAATGGATCAACTTGGTCTGTAAACAGCACAACCTATGCAGGTGGCGGCGGTGGTGGTGTTCGTAACGCTTCCGGATCAAACAACACTCAAGGTGCCGGTGGAACCGGTGGCGGTGGAGCAGGTGGATTTGAGCAAGGTAGCCGAAGTGGAACTGCTGGAACTGCAAACACCGGCGGTGGCGGTGGCGGTGGTCACTTTGCTGGTGGTGCTGGTGCTGCTGGTGGTTCTGGAATTGTAATTGTAAGAATCCCAGATACCAGAACAATCACAGTTGGTTCAGGATTGACTTCTTCTACATCTACATCAGGTGGATATAAGACATATACATTTACCGCAGGAACAGGAACGGTGACTTTCTAATGGCATATTACGCATTTTTAGATAACGATAATACTGTCGTTGAAGTTATTACTGGTAATGAAGAAAACTCAGAAGGTGTTAACTGGGAAGAGTGGTATGGAAATTACAGAGGTTTAACCTGTAAACGAACTTCTTACAATACTTTTGCTGGCAAACATTCCAATCCAAATAAGCAACAGTTTAGATACAACTTTGCCGGAGTTGGATTCAAGTTTGATCCAAGTAAAGGCGAACATGGTGCTTTTATTCCTCCAAAAACTTATCCTTCATGGGTTTTAGATGAAGATTCATGCACATGGATATCTCCAATTCCAATGCCAGAAGATGACACAAAATACTGGGTATGGAACGAAGGAACAGTTTCATGGGATGAATACATTCCACCAATGCCAGAAAATATACAACCTTAATTAACAAGTGAAACAGGGGCAGTTTTGGGGGTGTCCTCGCCCAATGTCATAAGTAAGAACCCCCATCTAATTTTTCAAGGAGACAAGTGTGGTTTACAAAAAGTCTAAGTCGCCAGACATTACAGAGACCACGATCTATGACCTCACAGGTCGTAGTTCGGACTATTACGATCTTGAGACTTATGCCTTCGATGTTGCCTTAGGTGGTTTGCCATTTTTATTCAACATCACCGATACTGTTCCTTATCGTAGATCAACTGCCAGATGGAAGTATGAGCGTGTTGATCAAGCCAGAGAGCCGGGTGAACAGACCCTTGACTCAGGTCTTTGGGTTAGATCTCAGACATCGTGGCACCTTGGTGCAGGTATTCAATACCAAGAAGCTCTTGAAGGTAATCCAGATCTTTTAAGATTTAGATACTTCACATCCGTTGGTATTGATCCATGGACTACTGGTGAACTATCTCTTCTTAAAGATACTTCTAAACTTTACAATGTAACAAGCACTTCATCTACTGCTAAGACTATTGCACTTCCTGCAACTCTTAATGGTACAGATTTTGTTCTTGCTATTAACTGCACATCTACTTCTACCTCCTCATCTGCTGTTCGTGTATCTAAAGTAACTGCTGCTGGATCTGCTACAACAGTTCTTACTGGTGCAGATTTATCTGCTGAAATCCTTGCTGCTGAAACAGATGGATCAACTCTTTACCTTGCTACTGCAAGTTATATTTATGACATCGATCTGACTACTGGTGGTGCAACCCTGCATCAGCATTACGACATCACATCCGTTGCCTCTGCTTCAAGCGTTACCTTGAAATTTGTCAAGAACAGAATCTTGGCAGGTATTACCTTTGCTTCAGGATCTACTATTGCTGGAGTCTATGAACTTACATTTGCCGCCCATGGCGGTGTTGCTAACCTTTCATCAGTAACTGCCATTGCTAATACTAAGACAGTACCGATTGGTTGGAAATGGACTGGTATTGCCGATGGCCGTGGAGCTATTTATGTTTCTGGTTATGCTGGGGATAAGTCTGCAATCTTTAAGATCCAACCAGATGCAACCTCAGGCAATTTAGGCCCTGCTATCTCCGTAGCAGATATTCCATTGGGTGAAACTGTTCGTACTATCTTTGGTTATCTTGGCACCTATCTTGCAATCGGAACATCTCGTGGTGTTCGTATTGCAGCCATTGCCGATGATGCAACCATTGTCTATGGCCCAATCATTTTTGAAACTACTAGCCCAATCACTTGCTTTGCAGCTCGTGACTCATACATATGGGCAGGTGTTACTAATGGAGTAGATGGGGCATCTGGTACCTATAGAATCTATCTAGGTCAATTACTTGAAGATGGTGGCTATCCTTATGCTACAGATGTTTATGCTGCATCAACTACAGGATCAGTAGACTCTTTAGGTTTTTACCCAAGTACAGGTCAGTTGTTCTTCTCCATCACAGCAAGTGGTGTATGGATTGAACACGCTACCAACCTTGTGTCTGAAGGAACTTTAACAACTGCAATCGTTAACTGGGGAACTCTTGAGAAGAAAGCATGGAAGCGTGTCCGTGTAGAAGCAGATACTCTTGAAGGAAATATAGAGGTTTATACAGAGTCATCAGATGGTAGAACCCAGATAACCACCCTTATCGAGGGCAATGCCTATAACACCGACTATGACATTACCTCTGGATTCTCCGTTCCTCAGGTCAATGGTCAGCTTAGATTTGTTCTTTATAGAAATACGACAGACTCTACCAAGGGTGCAACGCTTAATGGCTATGCCATCAAAGCTATTCCATCACCAACTAGATCTCGTCTATTGCAGATGCCACTTATGTGCTACGACTTTGAAACTGATCGAAGAGGAGTTCGATACGGAGTAGAAGGTGGTGCAAAACTACGGTTATCAGATCTCGAACTTATCGAGACTGAAGGTGCAACCGTTCTCGTACAAGATTTCACCTCTGGTGAAAACTTCGATGCTGTTATCGAAGAAATCGCATTCACTCGCATGACTCCGCCAAGTCAGAACTCTGACAACTTTGGAGGAATCATCACTATTACAATGAGGACTATTGTGTAATGAATATATTGGACTGGGCTGGCCTTGCGGTCGCCGTTACAACAATCGTCACCGCATTCGCTGGTGCAGTTCGTTGGTTGGTTAAGCATTATCTTGCTGAACTTAAGCCAAATGGTGGATCTTCGATCCGTGATAAGGTCGACAGATTAGAGGCGAAGGTTGACAAACTATACGAGTATCTGATTCAGAAATGACCTACCCTAACTGGTTCGCAAGCTATGCAGTTGCATACTTTGATAAGCACCTATCTAGGTTCAAGGATCAAGAGAACCTGAACTATCTACAGATAGGGGCATTCACAGGCGATGCCAGTTTGTGGCTAATGCAGAATGTACTGACTGGTAAGGGATCAGTCCTGACCGATGTAGACACTTGGCAGGGATCTGACGAAGAGGTTCACCACAAGATGGACTTCACCGATGTCGAGAAAACCTACGACTGGAAGACTAAGGATTACCACAGGATTATTAAGGCCAAGATGCCTAGCCTTAGGTTCTTTACCGATCTTGATGAGGTTGCCATATACGACTTCATCTACATCGATGGGGATCATACGGCTCAGGCTGTCTTCTACGATGCCATAAACGGCTGGAAAGCCCTTAAACCGGGTGGAATTATGGCCTTTGATGATTACCTTTGGGGGGCTGAATTACCCCTCGAGAAGCGGCCACAGCCGGCTATAGACCTGTTTGTGACCCTACTGAAGGAAGAGATGGAGTTACTGGACTCTGGCTCCCAGATATGGATTAGGAAGAATGAATGAAACCTGTTGCAAAGACGGCGACACCTGCTGCCAAATCAGTCTTGAGACAAGCCACCAAGCTGTGGCCAAAGAGGGCGAAAGCCAGCGATGGATTACTCCCTTCGGCTGCACATCTTGCGGCCAGTCCTAACTCAGACCACAACACAGGACACGCAGTAGATCTCACCCATGATCCGAAGTCAGGGGTAGACTGTCACGAACTGTTTCAAAAGTTCAAGCAAGACAAGAGAGTTGTCTACTTGATTTTTGATAGCAAGATCTGGTCTCGTGCCAGAGCAAGTGAGGGTGACCGCCGATATACCGGATCTAATCCACACTCAAAACATATGCATATATCCATCGATCCAAAGCACGACAAAGACACAAGCTCTTGGTTCCCTTGGACAAAGAAGAAAGTGTTCAGTTCTCCAGATG